GAGGACAGAGGTAACCGCCTTTCTGTAGTTATCCTTAATAGGATCGAGCTCGGAGTGCTCAAGAATGGGGTTCCACTTTTCCTGGAGTGCTTCTGCGTTAAACATTAGTTTACTCCTAGTTTTTTGTTGTGGAAAAAGATTGTGGACTATTTGCCCCAGCGGGACAGAGCCTGCACATAGACAGACATTGCATCACCAGTAGGTGCATTCTCAACCTGCACATCTTCGGTCAACGAAGTTGCCTCGGGCTTGGTTGAGAAATATGATTCACGGAGGGTAGAGATCTTCTGACGGAAGGTCTCTTCATTTTCAAACTCAACAGCTTCTGCCAACGATGCGAGCTTCTCACGCTGGGTGAGGCTCAGACCTTCGGAGATTTCTGTCACAATCCCATTCTTGATATAAGCGCCGACCTCACGATGGAGACCGATATTCTCTTCAATGGACTCGTTGAGTTTTGCTTCCATGGTCTCAAGTTGCTCTTGCAGTTCGTCTACAAGATCAACTTTCTCGTCGGGAAGATCAATGAAATTCTCGACGAAAACTTGCTTGATACCAGCCAGGACTGACTCGCTCATCTCTGCCTTAATGCCGTGCTCGATTGCGAGCTCATTATTCTTCATCCAATTGGATACGGCATAAGTCAGATACTCGTCTACTTGCTCAGCAAGCTCAGACTTGACGGTTTCAATTTCTTCTTCAAGGACCTTTGCATAGTCCTCATGCAGGCGCTCGATCTCCTCATTCAGACGGGAGATTACTGCCGCTTCAAAGATGGTACGTGCCTTATCTTTGAATTCCTCAGACAGATCTTCGCCTTCAGTCAGAGCAGCGACATCAGCGGAAAGATCCACTTCGATCATGGTCTCTTCAACTTCCTCTTCAGCGATCACCTCGCCTTCTGCCTCTACATGATCGAAGGTAGGCTTCTTGGACAAAGTGTCCTGCTTGCTACCCGATGCATCGGAGGGTTTTGTGGTAGGTGCGGTTGCATTGCCACCAGCAATAGTCTTATACTTATTGCTGTCATCTGTGGGTTTGCTGTTTTGAGGTGTAGGACCACCGAGGTCTTGCACACCAGCGAGACTACTGCCGTCAGCGCCCAACTTGGGTTGGGGGTCAGCAGGTTTTGCGCCAGCGGTTACACTCGATTCATCCAGAGTTGTTTCAATCTCTTGTGACATTGTAGTCTCCTTGGTACAAACGTGCGTTTTGCTATGAATTATTTATGTTTACAGATTTTTCAAGAACTGGTGAAACGCGGAAAGTTTCACTTCCTCCATCTGTGAGCGGTGTGCATTATCGATTCGATTCTTGATCTCTTCGATTCTTTGCTCGTGAATTGCGCCACCAGCATACACCCACTCTTTACCTTCCATAATGCCATTGACAAAAGCGTCGGGGGCAGAAGGGTCTGCTACAATATCTGCAGCAGTGGCAAGCATAAAGTCGTCACAGACAACTTTGCAGCCATTCTCTTCCTTGATAGATCCAAGACCTCTGGAAGAAACACCAAGTTTCACGCCCTCATCGAGCAGAGACTTAGCAATGTTACCCATAGGGGTATCGAGGATACGCGCTTTCCCGATGAAATTATTACCTTCTCTCTGGAGAGAAGTGATCAGGTGGGACACTCTGTCGAGGTTAATAGTAGGACCATCGGGATGACCCAACTCGCCAAGTGCGCGTCCCTTAGCAATGTATGACTCGTTGTATTTAGCAACTTCACGCTCAAGGGTTTCTACAGGATACATGCGACCATTGCGGTTCTTGATGGCACCTTGAAGAAACACACCTTCAATGAAGTGCGACTTCTTGCCATTCTTGCCCTCGGTGATAATCACCTTAGCGGTTTCAATCTCCTCTCTGATCAGTTTCATCTGTAGTTTCCTCTTCAGGTTCTTCGGTTTCCTCTTCGGATTCGGGCTCGGCGTCGCTAAACATTTTCGCGCCCAATTCCTTTTTCTTTGCGTCAATTGCATCAACAGCAACTGCTTTCATAGCAGTGTCTACATAATCAGAAAGATCTTTTTGACCAGCAAAAAGAGCATTGACAATATCGTAAGCGGCATCAGTAGGCATAATAATTAACTATTCGATAATACTATTTAGATGTTTCCTTTTTTGTAATCCGCGTCGCTGATACCTTGCTCCGCAGGATCGGGCTCAGGTGGCATCAAAGACATTGCCATCTGCTCATGCTCCATCTGCTGCATTGCCATAGGATCCATGAGTTTACCGTCAGCAATCTCACCTTCCATCTGCTTATCGATCTCCTTAAACTCCGCATCTTGTTGACGCAGAATTTTGCGACGCAGATATTCCAGAGAGAAATACTTACCAGCAAAAGGATCCATTTGAGCAAGCAATGCCATGCGAGCATTCATAATCTCCTGCTCTTTCAATTCGCTGAAGTAATTGTCAGCAACGAAATCAAACTGGATGTGCTCCTTCATGTCATCCCACTCTTCCAGTGAGCAGACACCTTTCAGCACCAGTTGAGTCTTCAGAAGATCGAGGAAAAGATCGCTAAACTTCTTACGAAGACGGACAATAAACTTCTGGAATTTAACTTCATCGCGACTGATCTCAGCAGATCTACCGATATTAAATGCGGAATCTGACTCCAAACGAGACTCAGGAACGTTGAGTGCGCGATACAGTTTCTTCTGGAAATACTTAACGTCTTCCAACTCACCCAGGTTTTGACCACCAGGGAGAGTAGAAATTTCAGTGCCACGACCACCTTCACGTCTGGGAAGCCAGAAGTCTTCCAGCATTGACATGAATTTTTTATCGTCGCGGATCTCTCCAGTGTCAGCGTTATAGACCAGTTTGTTTCTATAGCGGGACATCACTTCACGCAGATACTGCTCTGCCTTTTGCTTGGGCAGATTACCCACGTCGATGTAGAAAATACGACGCTCGGGTGCGCGAGAGAGACGATAGATAACCAGGGAATCCTCAATCATGCGAAGTTGATTGAGTGCCTTGATTGCTTTGTGGAGGTGGGACAGCACATAGTTGCGCTGCATATCAAGTTGACCTGAGTGTGTGAAACAGATCGCGTCAGGTGCAATCTTGATACCATGGTTTTCATAACCACGGAGACCCTTGGGACTGTAAATATAATACTCTACAGACTTGGGAATAAGTGTATTGACTTGAGGATCAGCAGGAGATACACGATCTCTTCCCTTATCAAACTCAATAACTTTTTTGATTTTACGGGGGTCGATGTATCTCAACTCCGTAATACCATCTGAAGGTCTTTCGGGGTTGATCATCTTGTGATAGAAAAGACGACCGTCGATATACCAACGACGGAAGATATCATATGCCTTTCTATCAAAGTCGAGGAGTGAGAGCACATTCTCAAACTCCTCACGAATTCTTGTCTTGACGTTATTTGAGACCTTGAGATTTGATAACTCAATGTCTACAGGGTGATCGTCAAGGTCACCAGCGATTGCTTCATTAACAATATCATTGATCGCGGCATCCGCTTCAGGGTGGAGGGACATTTCGCGGTATCTACCCACGAGGTCTACTTCACTTGATTTGTTTGCGGAGTCCCCAAGATCCACATATTGACCGAAATAACCGCCAGCGGCAATAGGTGCTGCTGCGTCTTCCGAGTCTTTATGCACGAAAGAAGGACCCTTTTCAGAGCCCTTCTTCTTGCGATCAAGTGAATAACCAAAAAGTTGTGACATTACTGTCGCTCGTCTACATTATCAATTATTTATACCGTCTGAAATCAGACAGCGTTACCAGCGTTAGCGTCGTTAGCGTATGTCCAGTATTGTACCTGGAATTCCACTGTATACTCTTCCGCAGTATCGTTGCTATCCCATGCAAGATCAATTGCCGAGATGTTTGAAGGCCAGATGCCAACAAACTGGTAAGATCTCACGATGCCACCCTGACGATCATACTGACGCACAACTGCGTTAGACTGATACTCAGCGATGGTGCGGGGTTGCTGCAGGTTTTGCTGCAGTGCCTGAATCTTGGTTGACCACTCTTCAAACTTGGAGCGCAGTGCGAAACCTTTGTCGTTAAGCACGGTAACTGTCCAAGGCTCAAAGGTGCGGTCACCAGCGATCTTCAGGGTGCGACCACGATAGGGCACCTCAATCACACCCACGGTCGAAGCGGGGATGTTTGCTGCCTTCACAAGGAAGGAAGACAGTGAGAGGGATGCACTACCGCTGCCTGCCTGAGATGCACCAGCAGATTCCTGCTGACGCTGCTCTTGAGACCCAGGGGCAGCACCCGAGTTAGGGGTGCCGCTGTCTACGATAGAGGGGAAACCGATCTCAACCTGAAACAGGTTGGGACGTGCCAGGTCACCAATGCGGTTGCGGAAGTCAAGGATGGGAGCATTAAGTTGTTTCCCTTCCGTTTGTCCTGGATAGACTCTTGAATCAAAGTTGGCCATTTGAATGTTTCTCCTGATAGATGATTAACTGAAAGGGATTGAATTACGAAACGAGCTCGTTGAAGGACGCGCCAGTTCTCGTTGCAGTGAAGGTCAGTGTGATGAAGTTAATCGAGCGGGTAGGCTTGATGAAGATCTCAGCAAAGAATTCACCACGGTCAATAGCATCTGCAGGGTTGTTGGTGCCATCGCAGACCACAAGGAAGTCAACGATACCACGACGGGATTGCACCGAGCGCAGATAGGGCTCAACTGCATTCTTGAATTGTTGGCGAGTAAACTCATCATTCAATTCAAACAGGATCGACTTAGCGGACTCTGAAATTGCCTGCTCAATGACCAGGAAGAGGCGGCGGACGTTAATTCTGTCGAATGCAGACTGGTAACCCAGACCTGTCTTATCACCGAAGAGGATGATACCCTGACCAGGGAATGCCACGATGGGATTCACGCGAGCAGCGTAGAGCAGATCTCTGTGATCCTTGAGGGGGGAGTATGCCAGTTTGATAGCATTTCTCAGGCGACCTCTGTTGAAACCTGCAGGTGAATACCAGGGCTCTTGATTCAGAGTTGTGCTCAGAACCAGACCTGCCATGTCGCCGTTGCAGGGGATATAACGATATACGTCGTTATACTTGTCGTAGATATACTTGTAGTTATTATCGAAGACAGCGTAGGAAGAAGATCCAAGCTGATCGTAATAGTTTACAGTGCGCTGGACAATAGTAGAGGTTTGTGCCTGACCAACCACATCGGGGCGGTAGGGGGAGATGAATGCCATGCAATCCTTGCGGTTGGAGGCAATCGAGATGATGTGCTGTGCCTTAGCGATAGTGTCATTAGCACTATTCATCGAGGGACCCATCAGGATATAATCGATATCCACGGTCTCAGCATCATCGAAGAGGGTGTATGCACCCAGGATGTCAGGACGTGAGATGGTATAACCATCAACGCCACCCTGCAGGGCATAACGCACGGTTGCACGACCTTTGGTGCCAAGCAGGGGCACTGCCAGGGGGTTAAGACCAGTGGGATCGTCGAGGTTGTTAAGTGAATCGTCTGCCTTGATCAGGTCAAACTCTCTGTTAACACCCGATACACCGAATGCACCGTTTGCGTTAGGATCTTTATCATAGATGTTGTTGACCTCGTGGCTGCCCCAGTGGAGGTAGTTGGAGTAGGTCTTGATAACATCCTTATAGAAGATGTTGTCGCCTTGGGGTGAGCGAG